AATAATTTTGTTGTCGCCTGTGACACACTTCGCATACTCGCCAGTACACAACGTTTGCATTTTCTCAACATTTACTGGTATCTTGATGGCAATTCCATCGTGTGCTAGGGGAACTTCCTGTAAATACTCTGTGATTTCCGGTGTATAAAATATATCAAGCACAAACTGTGATCTGAATGTTTTGTGGTAAACGATCACACACACAACAGCACGATTTTCACAAAGACCGGATGACAGACCATAGCCGCAACAATATGCCGTGTCTATGCTCTCAATACCAAATGCTTTCCTGTCCGTCATATATTCACCAATTTCCTCATAACTGCTATGGAACATCGAATTCGTAGGATTGTCGTGTACATGTACATCATAATCATTGTATGACATTGTAGATGTGAAATTTTTGATCGATGATTTATACAAACAGTGTGCAAATGATCCAACCAGCCACGATTTGGTGAGTGCAGAGTCGCAGATATAATTGATGCATTCAAGCACAATACGCGGATCGGTTTTTCTAAGACCACCAGTAATCCTGTCTAACAGTAGACTCATGTCAGATTTAGTAAGTTCAGACATCATTATACCAACCCTCGTTTCTTCATTTCTACATGGATAACGTCTGCTTCTGCGCCCGCTTCATCAGACAATGCTTTCATCTTTTTACGAACATCAAACATGCAACGCATCATTTCTGGTAAGAATCCCGTCGCGGTTTTGTCAAACATATCGCCAGTCGGAGACACACACACATTTGCAAGCTCTGCATTTTTACGAATGTTTTCGCCAATGTCAGCATCATCAATCATCACATTGATGTTTTCTTCTGGAGACTGCTCACACAAATATCGAAGTGCTGGGCAAACCTCTTCCTTATCGTCAACTACTGTTTCTGGTGAAATATTGAGATACCTAATCGCGTTCGGATACATAGATGCAACGTCGAACGTAACAATCCAATCATAGATTCCCGGCACTGGTTCTTTGACATACGCACCCGCATATTGTTCACCTGTAGAATCTGGCACATCAACACGCGACACTGGTTGTGCATCTTCTACATATTTTAAGTGCTGGTAGATCAACAAATCCCAAATACGAACTTGTGAAAATACATCATGCGGATTTGCATTTGCATCATATGCAGCTTGAAGTGCGAGTGTAATAAACTGCAAACTTTCTTCCAAGTCAAATACAATATCAACGTCTTTGATGTTATAGTCTACGAACTTAGCCCAATCCTTTTTATAGAATGAGTGAATCGTATCGTGTTCGGCGTATGATAGTTTCTTCTGCCCCAACTCAACAAACGCGACATAATCTAGCTTGTATGACGATAGCTGAACATATGTAAATTTGCGGTACAGATCGTAGTAGTCAAGAATAGACAATCCGTAAAAGATATAAGATGTTTGTTGCCTACCATTGATCATCACCTGTCGTGGTGTGACGATTCCCCACGGCGACATTTTGTTTGCAACTTTTGTACCTTGTCTTGCTTTGATTCTGTTGTATAGATATGGAAGGTCGAACAGATTCACGTTCCACCCCGTAATAATATCAGGATCGAGTGATTTCCATTCTTCTAGAAATGCAGTGATCAATTCGTCTTCGCCATCACAATTGATAATTTTGTGGTTTGGATCATCACGCTCTGCCATTGTTCCGTGTTTGGTTGTACCGATGGTGAATTTGTTATCGCCAACACGAATCGTGATCAGATTGATTTCTTCGTTTGCTGTGTCGATGTCTGGAAATCCATCTTCACATTCGGTTTCGATATCGATGAATCCAATACTATGCTCACCACTTTGACCCGGCGATTTTTTAGAAGTCCATTGATACTCAAATCGATCCATTCCGAAAACATCGCCCGGTAAATTGCCTTGAATGAATTCTTTGGCTCGCTTCATGTCCATGCCTGTTATGGCAACCAATGGTTCTTTATTCAGTGTTTTGTATGGCGTTGATGTAAATGGTGTAGTTGATTCTGACGGGTCCGCTTTAATATACACGGTAGGCGAGAATTCAACTTTTTCATGTATACGGTTTCCATCTGCATCATATCCTCTAACGAGTAGATTCTTACCCCACCGCATACAGTTTGTATAGATGTTTAGTTTTTTAATGCTCATAATAAATTGTCCTATAAAAATAGAAGCACCGGAAGTTGGTGCTTCTATTGTATCAAAATTGTGTTGTCAGATCAAGAGTCTGTGTTGTCTAGATCGTTACTTAATGGTGTATCATCGTCAGGGTTATACATGTTGATGATGTCGGACATGATTTTTCCAACCACATCACCAGCGTCATTCCCGGCGATACTAGTCCGCAGAGATTCGCGAATAAGTTCTTTAGACTTGACTTCACCGCCTGCCAGATCAATCAGTGTTGTTAGATAGCACGACTGATTCTTAAGCTCATCGATGTAGAGTGTGTGATATGTTTGTTTGCCCTTTTCGGTGAACACAATGTCTGGTTGTTCGTTAGAGTCTGTGGAAAACAACATTTCAACAATACCGGCTTTATACAACGATTCTACATATACGGCTTCGGCTTGTGTTTTGAGATAATTTCCAAAGTCTTCGTCTACAATGATTCGCTTACCATTATCAACCGCATCATGCACAAGCCCCTTTGTCAAAATAATGACCGCGTTTGTGTATGCTGTTGCCGAATCCTCTACCAATGTGCGTGATCCTTGTTGTGCAACATATGATGCCGCTACTTCAACTTCTTTAATCGAAGGTTGTTGGACATAAGATGTTACGTTTGGTGGAATTTTGGCTGTAATGCCGCGAAGAACATTTTCCATGAACGTGTTGATCTTCTGTGCTTCTTCATGTCGGTGGTCTGGTTCGTCGCCATAACCATCATCGAACGGGTTTGTGTTGTAGTCATCCATATTATTTCGATCCTTGCTGTTTCATATATTTAGATACTTGCTGCCAATATTTAGTCGTGTTATGCCACGCTGTCTTCCCGCGCTTTTTGTAGATGTTGCAGCCACCATTGTGCAACCGTGCTTTGGATTCCCATGATGGAGTCACGCCGGTCCAACTTTTACGATCCCATCGTGACATATACGCCTTGATCACACGCTCGGCATAATCTTTATCACGACACGATTGATAGGTTTCTCCGTTTGCAGTCAGTGATTTATCGTGGTCTTTCGCATCAATCCAATACACTTCCCAAATTTGATATGGACCGATCGCCTTGCCGCCGTCACCATCAGGTGGATTCAGTCGTTGTGACGATTCCTTTTGCCACAAAGCATCTAGAAATACATTCCAGTCTTTGTCTGTGTTGTTGCCTGCAAACGCAGAAACAGAAGTAAAGAAAAGTAGAAGAGCAATAAGTGGTAGTTTATGCATTTAGTGGTGTAATATTAATAAACGATTCGCGAACGTTGAAAACAATGGTAGTAGTGTCGCTAAAAGTATACTTCATAAGTGAAGTATTATTCGCGAAGATATTGTCAATTGATGCATAGAATGGGTGTATTTCAGATTCATCGACCTCTTTGATGAATGTGTCACCCCTGCCAGTAATTTTCAGTGTGTGCGTTTTTTCTTTTTTGTCGGACATTAACCCAAATCCTCAATGATTTTCAGTGCTTGTGTTTTCATGTCGCTACGGCGTGATGCCGATGCATGAGCATATGTGATAAAGACCGATCCCACTTCTGGAATCGATGTAGTGTTCTGCACAAAACTAATAGCCTCATCAAAATTCTTGCCCGATGCAAGAAACGATTCGACCAGATTGATAGCCGCAAGATTTACACGAGCATCGTACAGCTTATACTGTGTGTACTGATTTTCTAGAATGAAAATCTCTGTTTCGCGTTCCTCGGCTTCGGACAGTTGGCGGTCGTTTGACCCATATTTCGACATGTTGCGTTTCCTTTTTGGGGTGATGTCATAGATACATTATAAAGCACGGCAAGGGTTTTGTCAACCCCCACCGCAAATTATGCCTTTTTATAAGTTCTTTGTTATCAACAACTTACATATAGCTCTAAATTTTATTTTGTTCCGGTCGATCCGAATCCGCCATCCCGATCAGATTTTCGCTCTGGTGGCTCGGACAGTTCGGTGTATTCTACTGGTTCTATTTTGCATAGCTCGATTTGTGCAAGCCGATCGCCATGTTGAATAATTTGTATTTTGTCTGATAAATTGATGATAGGAATATATGATTCATTCACATAATCCGAATCGATCACGCCTACCGAGTTTACAAGAGTGACACCACGCTTAGCAGACAATCCAGATCGAGGATACATCTTAACACAATACCCCTGCGGAATATCGAAAATCAATCCAGTCGGGATCAGTGCGCGGTCATTCGGTCGAAGTATAATCTCGCCCGCGACAGGCACAAACTCGATTTTTTGAGCAGTACGATATGACATCACTTCGATATCGTTTCGGATGGTGTAGATTAACACACCGGCTTGCGCCGTACTGCCTTGTAAATCAGAATAGATGTCAGAACAAGCAGCATGAGCAGTTCCTTGTGTGGGTGTTGTTGCGGTTGGAGAGTTCTTAAAAATACCGACTGTGGTTGTCATAATTATTTATTTCCAATGGTGTACTTCGATTCCAATGTCCATTCGCTTTTTTCAGAGCTTCTAAGAATTTTTATCTGTGCAATATCTGCTATAGGATCGTCGTATCTGTCTGGAAATACCAGTTCACACAATCCCCATTCCTCAAGCAATGTTGCAATTCTGTTTCGCCGGGCGATATCGTTTGTGTCTATCGTAGAAGTTTTACCATCAAGTGAAAAGAGTTCTTTGAAATGTAAAATTGCATACTTACCACGCTTGTGTAGAATATGGCAAGATGCAATTAGTGTTTTTTCGCCTCGTTTTGATACGCCGATTCGTGTCAGCGTTTCTTTGATTTTCAGAAAATCGTCTCGTTCTTTTAGTTCAATCGGAACGCCGTGTCCCGAAAACAAATCAATGTATTCATCATATGTGTCATTCATTTCTATCATCCTTTATTCATATAGAAGTATCATTTCTATTTATGAATATTGGATTGTCAAGAAATCAATTTTTTGGCGGGCGAGTCTTGCCGCCCTTGTACAATTCTTTCTTCATGTCTGTAAGGTCTTCTTCTGTTAAGATAGCTAAGATTTCACGACATTTTGGGCGAGAGACATCATAGTATTCTTCAACCAGTTTCAGATTGGCTAGCCGTTCCTTTTCTTCTTTCGCAAACTTAGAGAATCGCTTACGCTTGCTTGTGGAAAGTCGAAGATAATCGAACTGCATCTTGTTCGGTAGTTCAGCATACGTGTTCATATGAGCAACCGGAATGATCGTGTCGATATGATACGACATCAACCGACGAATAATGTAGGCAGGATATCCAGATTCATTTTCAGCATCATCGTCCATCAGCGGCTTTTTACTATAGTTGATTGCCGACAGATAGTCGCCTAAGTTATTTTTTTCCA